GTCGAGTCCACCACTTTCAGGTTCAGCTGCGTTCCGACTGCTGGTGTCGTTCCAAAGAGAGCCGCTGGCTCGACAAACTGCGCGAGGTAGGTTGCACCGGCGGAGTTCGATCCGAGGAACATCGCGCCCACGAGGTAGCCGAGTTCGACTTGAGCTGCAGTGATCGGATACCCGCCCGGAACGTAGTCGGACGCGGACGGCTTGAACGTGAATCCGTTCATAATACCCGACTCGCCGAGGAAGTACCGGATGTCCGGGATTTTCGTGATTGTCAATGCCATTGCGAGTTCTCCTCAAACAGGTTCAGCACAGCCGGTCGTTCTCCACGATCAGACGATGAGCGGGACGTACAGATCGGCCAGGTTCGATGACGCTGCCGCAACCAAGATACCGGCGACCTCGTTCGTGATGTTCGATCCGGGGGCAATGTACGCGTTGGCTCCAAAGGTGCTGGATGCACCGATGATGATGCCGCCAGTTGCGGTTCCGGTCGTGACATACGCTCCAGGCAAGTATCCGCCCACCTGAATCCAGACGAAGTTGCCATTGACCAGAGCGGCCTGCTGCGCCGCAGTCTGCCCGCTCGCCAGCGGGGTCGTGGTCGTGTTGAACAGCAGCCAGCCGGCAATCAGGTTGATGCTCAGGGCTTCGGACGCCAGTCCGGTGACGGTCGTGAAGGTGTTGTCCTTCCAGTACACAAGCTGCGGCCCGGTCAGGAAGTTCTGGCTGACGGTCGGGTTATAGCGAACGTACTTGAAGTAGTTGTTCTGGCCTATCCCCTTGGTCGCTGTCCCCACTACTCCGAGACTCAGCGGGGCCTGGTAGATACTGCCAAGCGGCTGGTTCGCGCCGTTGTTCTCCAGTGCCGTGTTGTACGTGTCAACCGCCGTGTAAACGGTGGTTCCAGCGGTGAGCGGATTGGTTGCGCCAAAGTCCGGGTAGTCGATTCCGAAAGCCATGATGCTTCTCCTGTGGTACGAAAATCAAAACCTTGCCAAGCAGCCGACTACGATCAGCCAGTTATTCCGGCAAGCACAAATCCGAGCCGCGGCGCGCTCGCTACGATGTTTCCGCCGAAGATGCACTGCGAGGCCGCGTCGAGCGCGTTCGGAAGCTCCTTGAACCCGGTCCAGCCAAAGCCGAAGAGTTCGTGGTCGGAGACCCATGCTTTGAGGAAGCCGGTGTTCATGCCGAACAGGTATCCTGCCGGGCAATACTGGTCAACCACGAGACGCCGGTTGTTGTACCGGATGGCCTCGTAGCCGTAGCTCACCAAGTCCGGGGTGGCATCGGTGACGCGCTGCATCGGGGTCAGCTTGCTGAAAACCTGATTGTAGATGCTCTGCGTGGTCGCAAGCAGATTCGGCTGGTGATTGCCGAAGGTGGCCTGTCCATACGCCTTCTGGAGTCCAGTCAGCGACAGTGGGCCACCGACGTTCTGGTAGTAGCCGTTGATGCCGGTGTTCGCGCCGGAACCGATGGCTGCACGGCTGATTCCGCCGTACGACGGATAGTTGCTTCCGTCGTCGTACCCGGCGAGGATGCCGTCGAGCGCGATCTGGCTGGACACTGTGCCCTGGCCGTCGGCGAAGAAGTCGGTCGCCAAAGCCTGCACAAGCGCCTGCGAGCCGTTAATCATCTTCTCTTCGACGTAGGACATCTTGGCGTCGGCGCCGCGGTTCAACGCGAGGTCGGTGGCGCGGATGGTGACGTTGGCGTAGTAGAACTTCACGTTGAACGTCATCGCTGTGTCCGTCTGGACGTAGCTGATGTCGAACGTGCCGCCCGGCGCAAAGGCTCCGGCCTTCAGCGGCGCGTACTGGATCGGCTGCTGGATCTGGAGACCGCCAGGGAACGACTTCTGGCCCTCACTCTTGAAGATCAGAGTGAATACCGGGGAGACTTTGTAGTATTCGTCCACGATCTCCGGGATGATGTAATTCGTGGTGATCGCGCTGATGTCGTTGTATGTAAGAGCCACTGGAATTGCCTCCGTGAAAAATCGTTATGCTACTTGCTCCCCGCGCGCATTGAGACGTTCCTCAAGAGCGCGCGCAGCCTTGTCCAAATGTGTTCCTGAATCGGTTGACCCGTTCGGCCTCTTGTGCAGCATGGTCAGCATCGGGCTTGCCGCCGTCGGGGTAACGCCGGGGACCTGGCCAGATGCGCGGGTCTTCAACGCCTCGCGGACGCCGGTTTCAACTCCCGAATCCAACTCTTTCTTGAAGCGGGCCTCGCGGGTCATGTCGTCATACGCTTCCGTGATAGTGCGGAATGGGCGACCAACGTCGCGCGCTGCGGCGATGTGCGCATCGAGCTTCGCGTCGTCCATGTCCTCGCCGAAGTCTGCGCGGTGACGTGCATCAATCCGGGTCAGTTCGCGGTTGTTGCGCATCGAAATTGCGATGGCGTTGTTGACGAGTTCGTTACCGCGAGCCTGAACCATCGTCTCCACGCCGGTCTTGATCTTCTCGTCGATGTTTCCAAGCCCGTCCAGCCGCGCCATGATCTGCGCCAAAGTCTCATCTGCGGCCCCAGTTGCCGGACGAACGACGGGAGGCGTCTCGCGCACACGCGGCGCAGCCGGAGGGGTCTCGGTCTCGCCGTCGTAGAAGCTCAGAATCTCGCTGGCGCGGCTAAGGCGCGTCACAGCATCGGGTGTGGCGCGCAGCTTGTCGGCTGCTTCTTTGCCCAGGAACCCTTCGAGATCGGTCAATAGGTCTGCCATAATTCACTCTCCTCGTCTTGGTTAAGCTGCGGTGTTTGATCCCGTCGTCGCCACGTCAGGGGGTGGTGTCGCGGTGTTCGATGATGCGTCAGCAGGGGGTGGAACAGGTGGAGGTGTTGCGTCTTTGTCGTCATCCAGCGTCGAAGGATCGCCCTTCAGCACGTTGGCGACTGCATCCTTCATAGCCTTCTTCGCCACGGTGAGCTTCTCGGCCAGGGCCGGGTTCATGGCTTCCATCTTCTTCAGGGCTTTGAAAATCCCATGGAAGCCTTTCATCAACTCCTCAACGTCCGCGTCTTTCTTGGGCGGAGGCATGGGGCCGGGCATAGACGCCATGTTCGAGTACGGATTCGGAGGGGCTGCGGCTGGCTCTGGCATTATGCCTTCTGGTTGCCGGGGTAGCCGGTCTTGGTGTTGACGCTCGTGGGCTTGCCGCCGAGCTTGCCGTCGTGAACGGTGTCGCCGAAGATTTCAATGCTGCCCTTCGACAACGCGACCTGCGGAATGTGATGGCCGAAGGACTCTTCCGTGTAGCTCTGGCCAGGCTTGGATTTTGTTGCCATGAGAATTTACCTCTCGGTGTTGTGGGAGCCGGATTACTCCGGCCCCCGGATTGGTTGAGGAGCAGCGCGAACTTAGCCGCGCCCGCTGTGCCGCTTCGCCTTACGTTCCTTCTTGCTGCGCTTGACGACTTTGCGTGCCATTGTTTCTCCTTTGGGTTGCCCCATCGAATCACGGTTTTTAGAGTGGCCTGCACCACTTTCAGGCGGCTTTATGACTCGCCTCACCTGTTACATTGCTACAGAAGAAAAACAAACGCAATGCCTCACTCATCGAAAAAACACGATTTCTGAAATTATTTTTAGGGGTGGTTTTGCTTATCTGCAAGCATTAGCAAGCGTGGAGGGCGTATAATTGGGGCATCGGTGCTTGTAACACCGGCAAAGCCTTATCGCTGAAAGGAGCGAATCAGATGCCCCACAAGAAGTTTACACTGCCGCCCGGACTTTGTATTTGCCGCGACCCAAACTGCACGATTCCATTCGGTGAGTGCCACTGTGGTTGCAGAGCGAAGACCTCAATTTCAACCCACGACTATCGGCGCGAGATAAAGGGAAAACCGCACATTTTTCTCTTCGGTCATCACATGCGCCTATTCGCGCTCGCGAGGCTGCTGTAAGCAAGTACCACGGGGAGTACGCCCCAGAACAGGAACGCCTATCTATTTCCCGTGGTGCCCCTTGCCTGATGCCGCCCCAACCAAACCTTGAACTCCAGCCTGTTGCAGAGCCTCTGCGAGTAGCTCTTCGTCGTTCTCTTTGACGGGGAAGTTCGGGTCGTACTTCAGGAGTATCCGTTTTCTGGAGATGTCCTTGCCTTTCCGTAATGCTGCGTATACCGACAACTCTTCCGCTCGCTCTGCCGCCATATTCAATTTACGAATACTGAAGCACATGCTTCTAACAAACTCTTCCGGCTCCATTCCCGCCGGTTTCATCTCGCCATACGACTTTGTGAAATCCGAATCCAGAATCCCTGTTCCGCCGAATAATTGCGCCCTGCGCTTCACTGGGCTAAATTGCATGATGTTGGCAGCGGTCATCGCGCCAACTTCCGTGAGATAGCTTTTGAGGTTCTTCCCCATCAAGCGAATGTTGACGGACTTGCTGTTGAGAATCATGTCGAGCGAATCTCCGCTCGGCACCTGCTTCTTCTGCAACGACTGCTGAATCGCCGCGGAGCCGGAGGACATGTCCTGCTCTTTTTCGAGTCCCTGCTTGACGGCTAGAACGTACGAAGCAAGCTCAGGCGGCTTGCGGAACTCAGGAACTTTCGGCGTGTTGTTGTTGTATCGCAGTTTCCCGCCGGGCGCGCCGGGGTCCATCGAATCCCACGACTGGTCGGAGAATGCGGCCTTCGGCGCAATTAGCGTCGGCTCGATCGCGGCATTGACGGTATCCATCACGCCGCCGTTGATGCGGTTCAGGATGTTCTGAATTGCAGCCCCAGGCTCCAAACTTGACAACCCAAAACGGCTCCACGGCATCCGGTATGGCCGATACTTCGCAAACGGATGACCAGCGTGCCAGTAGGGGTTGCAACTGTCCGCAAGAATCTTTCTCCCCGCCGAGACGACGAGACGGCCACGCGGATAGATCGGCATTCCCGGCTCGACAATGTAGCTCCAGTTCGCATTCTCCGGCCCGACGCGGAAGCTCGTGCTTGACTCGTTTTCCGCGTCATCCTTGAACCAGAACTCTTTCATTAGCGCGATGGGGTACTTCGTGCCGATCATGCCGTCTTTCTTCTGTCCGAGCATGTTCTGGAGGGACTTTGGGAGCTTCGACCACTGCGATGCAGACATCTTCGCCGGGCGCATCATCTGCGCCGGCTGGTTCTGCATGTTCGTGTCGGGCTTAATGAAATCCGCGATGTCGCCGTACTTCCGCTTGAGGTACTGAAGGGTGACGGGGACGCGGTAGATAACGCACTCCGCCTCTTTGAGTTTGTTGTCAGTGCCAACTTCCATCAGGTTGATCGGCGAAACCGGAATGTACTCATTGTCGCCGTAGCCGTTGGCGAGCGCGGGGTTCCACTGGACTTTCCCATAGCCGGTGTGCAACAGCCCGTAAATTACGGTCTGGCTGAGGTCTCCCTCGAAGTCGGTGTTCTCCGCCCAAAGGCTGATGTACTGGTTCAGTAGGCTTTCGAGTTCCGAGAAGCCTTCGGGATGGTCATGGAACGTGACTTTGAAGTCTGGCAGGATGTCGGTCAACTGCCCCACCATCTCGATGAACTGGCGAACGAAGCGGTTCTCGACCGGGCGCGACCGGCCAAACCGGGCCTGCGGACTCCACTGGCGGCCTTCGATGTAGTCGATCAGTTTGCCGGTAAGTTTGAGTTCCTTCGAGTCCGAAAGTTCGCGCTCCGCCTCTTCGTAGACTGATTCAGTCCATTCCAGCACCTTATGTTCGAGGCGTTGCTCCGGCGTTTCGTTGAGTAGTTCGGCAGCGGCCATAGTCGATTTCATCCTACCGCGAAACGACTGCGGAGTGGGGGGTTAGCGCGAGAGAATTTAGACTGGAACCTGAACGCCTGCCCCTTGGAAGAGGGACTGCATGAGAGAAATCTTCTCTTCCGCCGTCTGCAACTGCGCTTCGAGCGTCTTCGCAACTTCGAGCGCAGCGACCATCTCCGCTCCCGTCTTGACACCCAACTTCCGCAGATGCGCCGCCTGTCCTCCGTCGATGATGACCGGCTCGCCGACCAGGTAGAGTCTCAGAATCGACTCGACCGTGGCGTTGAGTTGCGCCGGATACTTGGCCGAGAACTGAGTCCAGATATCCTTGTTGACCCAGACCTCTACCTTCGTATCGTTCGGGCCGGGAGTCTCCTTTGGGATGAGTTTGATGAGTTCCGGCTCCATCGCCATGAGTTCGGCGTAGCTGGTAAAAGGGTGCCCATTAGGGCAGCGAAAAGCATCTGGGTCGCGCACCAGTTCGATCCTGTTCAATGAATCGTTGCCGGTGAGTTTCGCCAGATTTCGGCAGGTTGGGCAGTACATCATTGCTCGGTCTGACATCGTGTTCTCCTCGTCTACCAATCTGAATCGTTGGAACTATTGCCGCCAATCGCGGCTTGATCGTAGGCCGCTTTGAAGCTCGAAACCAGTGCAGGCACGATCTCATCCGATGATAAACCATGCGCATGTCGCAGTTTGAACTCCGCGCTGTTTGGGTCGTCATACGTCGGAGAGTACATCGTGTTCGCCTTGCAGATCAGGATGGGTTGCACCGTCCAGCCCGGTTTGCCTTCGATGACACCCAGAGCAACCATTCTATCCTGATACTGCCCCCGCTGGCGCATGATGTTGTCGTAGACCCCGTAGACTTTGATGTCGCCAACATGCTCGGATGAAGAGCGGTCGTTCGCCGTCCCTTTGAGGTGAGTTGTCGTCTCCCTCATGCAGTAGAGCGCGATCATTAACGCGAATACGCTGTCATCGTGATTCCCTTGCCCCTCCATCCTGCCGCCGGTCGAGCCGAAGTCGATCATCTCGTCCAGAAGTTCGACGGAGCGCAGAATTACTCCGGGATCGCCCTTCCGGTTGTGGTGCAGCAAGGCTTCGTTCATTGTCGAGATGATGGCGTCGCGGGTCTTGATGTTCGTGACGAAGTGGAAGTATGGTTTGTAGGCGCCGCCGGGCCGGTCCTTCATCCGTTCACGGTAGAGGTTCGGGTAATCCAGTTCCACCAGTTTGTCACCGGTCGAGATGCCTGGACCCTGATACTCGGTCGCAACTTCCGCGCCGTTGTACCAGTAGCCGAGAGCGCAGTTGATGCGCGCGAACTCTTCTGGAGGGCAGTGGCCCCACCATTCGGCAACCTGCGTATCCGAAGCGGAGCCTTGTCCGCAGCGGAAAACAGAGGCTACCGAGTAGTCGCCGCCGTAAACGCCGAGAGCTGAGTCCGAACCGACGTAGTACGTCTCCCCGACTTCTGGCAACTCCCAGATGTGAAGCCGTGCCGATGGCCGATCCCCTTTGCGCTTCGGCAGAATCTCGTCGTCCATCACCTCGCGGATCATGTCGGTGTTCGGGGTCTTGTTGTCGAACGCCAGCGAAATCTCACCCGCGAAGATCGGCTTGCAGATGTACTTCATCTCTTGTTCTTCGAGGGATTCACGGTCGAATGCGCAGATGCCGGATGCCTGAAACGCTTGCGCCGGGGTGAGCGGATACGACTCGATAAATCCAGCTTTCGCTTGTCCCCTCTTCGCGGCCAGCATTCCGATGCGGTGGAAGTTCCAGAACTCTTTCGGGATGCTGAAATGTTCTTCCTTCTCGACGCGAAGATTGAATTTTTCTTCGTCGTCCCGAAGAGTGAAAGCGTT